TTCCCTTATGTTGCAATACGCAAACTATTATTTGAACTGGAGGTGATCTATAAAAGTTTCGTATTGTTCAACAGGTAAACTATGAGGGAGGCTTTTCGCCTCCCTCTTTTTTTGAGATAGATATGAAACGATTGTCGTTCAAGCATTTACTAACATTTACCACTACCTTAATCGCAGGTTCTGCTGCGTTCTTTTCGGTGTGGGGCATTGGTAAGTTATTTGCAGGCGCAGCAATTGCAACGATGGTTATGGCGGGTTCATTAGAATTGGGTAAAATCGTAGCAGTGACATTTTTGTATAGATATTGGAATCGTATTGCATTTGTTATGCGATCATATATGATGGCAGGAGCATTGATGTTAGTAGTAATTACATCAGGAGGAATTTATGGATTCTTGTCTTCTGCATATGCATCGGGGGCGATAGGATTTCAAGCTAAACGCAGTGAAATTAGTTTAGTAGAGTCTCAACAAAATTCTCTTACCACAACCTATACAAGTAATGCGGGCCGTATTAAGAGTAATGACGCCCGCATTCAACAGCTTCAACAGTTTCGTTCGCAACAAGAAAATCGGTTGGATTCCCTTATGGGAAAGTCTGGGTTTACAACACAGCAACGAGCAGTGCAACAATCGGATGGAGAAATTCGTCGGTTACAAGCAGAGAGTCGGGATATTGAAAAACAGAATATAACATTATTGACCAGCAGGGATTCTCTTCAACAGCAAAAATTGACGAAGGAAGTAGCATCTAATACTGATTCAAAGATTGGTACATTCTGGTACATTGCAAATGCTATTGGGGTGCCATTAGATACCGTAGTTAAATGGTTTATTCTCATGATTGTATTTGTTTTTGATCCATTATCAATGGCACTTGTTATCGCATATAATGTTATCAAGAAAGAAGAAGAGAACAAGGAGCCGGATATTCCACCGGCTCCCCCCACCCCCGATGATAAAACGCCGCTACCAATGAATAAGATGTTGTGGCCGGAAACAATTGATGCGGCGTGGGCAGGCATCGAAACAGAACCCGATGTGGAACATACCGAACAAAAAGAACCTCTAATAGAAGAAAGTTTGCCGGTTTCTACTTTACCATATTATCTGCAACCAGATTTTGATTGGAATAATCATGCGCTGTGGATACACGATCCTGCTGCTCGGGCAATGAATGAGCAATTGAGTAAGTCGAGGGGATAAAGGTATTGACAAATATATTGAAAGTAGTTACATTTAAAGGTAATTGAACACAAGGGTTCTATGAAGATTTCATATTTGGTTACAACTCACAATGAAGGCATATACATCAATGATTTATTAACCTGCATAGAACTCCCCGCACAGTTGACGGGGGATGAAATTGTTATTGTTGATGATAATTCTACTGATCAAATGTCATTGGATATTTTACAGGAAGCAGAAAAGCGAAATATTAAAGTACGGAAACATTCCTTGAACAGAGATTTCGCCAAGCACAAAAACTGGGCCAATAGTAATTGTACTGGTGATTATATTTTCCAATTAGATGCGGATGAAATTCCTCCCGCTCAACTGATACATCATCTTCATGATATTATCAAAGATAATAATGATGTAGATGTTATTTTAATACCACGAATTAATATTGTATATGGGTTGACCCCGCAAGATGTTGCACGGTGGGGATGGCAAGTTAATGAAAAAGGATGGATTATGTTTCCAGATTTTCAGGCTCGCATTTATAAAAATACTCCAAATATTAAGTGGTATGGTAATGTTCATGAACAAATTATTGGGAACAGGACACTTGCTACATTACCCGCAGAAGAAATGTGGGCCATCAAACACTACAAAGACATAGAACGACAGAGAAAACAGAATTCCTATTACGAGGAAATTATCATGACGGTTCCGAAAGTGAGCGGTTGATATGATCAAAAATAATGAAGTATATCTAACTTTTTCGGATGTTCAGATTGTTCCGATGTATTCAGAAATTGAATCTAGAGATGATGTGTCATTGGAAACTCAATTGACAAAAAATTATAGATTAGAAACTCCATTTGTTGCATCTCCTATGCCAGATGTGTGTGAAACAAAAATGGCAATAGCGATGTGGGAATTGGGTGGGGTAGGAATCATTCATCGTTTTATGACCATTGATGAACAAGTTAATATGGTTAAACATATGTGGGTATATACGAATGCATGGCATTCGGAAAATCCGATTGAACTACATTTTGCCAATCCCGTCATCGCAGCGGCTATAGGGGTCACGGGCGATTATTTTAATAGAGCCCGAGCGTTAGTAGATGCTGGACATGCAAACGTTCTGATGTTGGATGTAGCTCATGGGCATCATAGAAATGTGAAGCTGGCTATGCATAAACTATTATCTCTTAAGGGAGAATTTCAGTTTGATATCATAGCCGGAACCATCGCCACTCCAGAAGCAGCGGGAGCCCTTATTGATTGGGGTGCCGATGCATTGCGAGTTGGAGTTGGTGGTGGATCGGCGTGTGAAACTCGAATACGTACTGGTGTCGGAATTCCTCAATTACAAGCAATATTGAATATTCACACTTCAGATATTGTTAATGCACGTAGTGTACCATATGCTAATATTCCGATTCTTTCCGATGGAGGTATTCGATATCCCGGAGATGTTGCAAAAGCACTAATAGCTGGAGCATCAACTACAATGATGGGACATCTATTTGCAGGGACAGATGAATCACCGGGGATTGAACTTATTACCGGACAGTTTCCTGATACGAAAATTAAACGAGTATATAAGGGCGCTGCATCAGCTAGTCAGAAGCTTAATTATAATGGTGCGGCTAATTATATAGAAGGAGCGACCAAAATCATTGATGCCCGAGGCCCAGTTTCCAACGTGTTTGGTGGATTGGAAGATGGATTGCGGTCATCATTAAGTTATGTTGGTGCAGCAACCATTTCAGGATTTAAAGCAAAGGGTGAGTTGATTCAGATCACCCAAGCTGGAATGGTAGAAGCGCATCCACATATGTTATTTCAACAATAAATGGGGGTAAATGTGAAATATCTAAAATTATCTGTACTGTATGTTAATGCAGCACTCTTCTTTTTACTTATTAACAACGCACCAACGACCAAAACCAATTCAATTATCAAGTCACAGCCGACTAAATTGGAATTATACATGCATGACATAGCAATGCGAGAGAGTGACGGTTATCAACGCGCCAAAAATCAATTTGGTATGTTGGGGCTGTATCAATTTAGCAAAACTACATTGCATGCATTGGGATATAATCGTAGTGCAGAAGAATTTCTAAACAATAAACACTTACAAGATACCATGATGGTCAAGAACTTAAAAGTAAATTATGCAATATTAAAACCATATATTAAACATTACAACAATAAAACATTCAAGGGAGTCCGTATCACCACAGCGGGAGTATTGGCCGCAGCACATTTGGGCGGAGCAGGAAGTGTGATCAGTTGGTTTAATGATGATACTTCGGAAGGTCTTATAGATGCAAATGGTACTTCTATTAAAATGTACATGGTGCAATTTTCCAAACACGGACAGATAATGGGTCAATTATGATATACATTTTATTCGGTATTATGGCACTACTAGTTATTACACTTGGTTATGCGGCATTCAATTTACTGCGCAAAGTGGAACGATACGAAGCAACGATAGAAAAATATTATACTAACACTACTACTATATTACGCACTTCACGAGAACTTGATAGTATGCAAATGTTTGAAAAAGATGATGAAGTTGGATCGTTATTTCAACAATTGATTACTACTATAGGAGATCTTCGGTCGGTCGTATATGAGGATGTCTATGTCAACAAACAAAGCCCCCCCGAAGAATACGAGAGCGAATAAAAAACGAGATGCAGAAGATGTATCACCAACCCGAGCTACAAGAACTTCTAACCGAGTATATTTTACACAAGAAACAGAAAATGCGATTGTACAATATAATTTAGAAGAAGATTTATTTGTTCGGGAAATGATATATAAAAATGAAATTCAAAAACCGTTAGATAAATTAGCAGAAAATGTAATCAACCGATTCAAATTTCCGTATATTCAAGGGACATTTGATGAAGTCAAAGCACAAGTAGTATCCTTCCTAGTAATCAATCTCCACAAATATACGGCAAATAAAGGAAAGGCGTTTTCCTATTTTAGCGTTATTGCTAAAAATTATTTGATTGCCCATAATAATAATGCATGGAAAGAAGAAAAGCGAACTTCATATTTTGCAGATAAGCAAGATGAACAATTTTCTTTAGATGAATTACTTTCCTCCGATTCAGATGCCAAAGAACTTAAAGCAGATTTTTCGGAATTTTTTAGATTGGCTGTACAATATTGGGATTTCAATCTTACCCGCATGTTTAAAAAAAAGAGAGATATTGAAATTGCTAACGCAGTTATTGAACTAATGCGGCATGTCAATAGTTTGGAAAATTTCAATAAAAAAGCATTATATGTAATGATACGGGAGATGACAAACTATAAAACTTCTCATATTACCAAGGTTACGAATAAAATGCGGGCAATTATGATGGGCCAGTTAGAAGAATTTAAACGAACTGGTCACATAGCCGATCCTGCTTTATACTTCGAATATAGCAAGAAGAAACAAGTTAGATGATATTTATAAGTAACCTTTGTAGTTGGGACTATAGATATGTCAAATTTCGATAATGAAGTGTTTGAGGGAAAGACACTTGCCGATGTATTTAAGGATATTTATAACAATACGGATACTAAGCGCAAGCAAATCAATGAGTTTATTAAAAAACTGGTGATGATGATTAAAACACCAGAGGACGCTGTTGTGCTCGGTCCTGTTATAAAAGACTTTTTTGAAGTCAATGTAAAGAATGATGAGCATTTGGTGAGGGTAGCACAAATTGCACAGCGTGTGGTGTCAATAGGAGCCAAGGTAAATGGTTCTGAGGGTGTATTGACGGATTCAGAGAAAGAGCAACTTCTTAAAGAATTGTCTATTGAAGTAGCCGAAATCAAGATTCAAGCCGAAGCATTGGACAATGAGATTTTTGATTTGGAATCTAAATCTGTATGATAGATTATACTACCAAACCAAGCAATAGTAAAATATCACATCCGCAACTAACTAGTACTCAAGATGTGGATACGGCTCAAAAATTTCCATTTATATATGAGGAAGCGTTAATTCGTGATATTATTATCAATGAAGAGCACCCGCTTTATTCTCAGTCTGGATTCAATGTTGGCCAAGCACTGATTAGATTCAAAACTGATTTTAATAAAACAGATGATCAATTATCATGGGCGAATCCAATAGAAAGTAACATACAAGAATATCCATTAAAAAATGAAGTAGTGTTGGTGTATCAAATTTTTGGGCAATGGTTTTACACACGCAAAATCAATGTTACTAGAAAAATTACTCAAAATAGTTTTTATGTTTTGAATAATGAAACATCTATTGAATCCGACCGAATGCGAGTGGACAAATTTAATACTGCTCGTAGAGGCGCAGTAGAAAAACATAGTGTTGGGGAAGTTATAGATTTGGGTTTGCGGGGGAGTGGTAAGGATTTTATAGAGAATCGTGAATTATTACAATTGAAACATTTTGCCGGGGATTTAATCCTCCAAGGCAGATTTGGTAATTCTATACGATTTGGAAGTAGTATGTTGGTAAATGAAGTTGTCAAGCAAAGTCCAAATTTAATTATGCGAGTTGGTCAGAATAAACTTGATCCGGTATCAACATCTCCCGGCTCAAAAACCGCATTGACAGTAGAAGATATTAATAAAGATGATTCTTCTATCTGGATAGTATCAGAGCAAGCAGTAAATATTCAACTAGCTACCAGCGGGTCTGCGGCGTATCTTCGTCCGTTTTTTTCATATCCGGACAATCCTCGGGTTGATCAATATGTGGGCAATCAAATTGTAATGAATAGTGATAGGATATTGATTAATTCTCGTCGCAAAGACATTACAATGACTTCTAATTATAATATTAATTTGAATACTATACGAGATGTAACCATTGACACCAATGGGCAATTCATTAGTTATTCTAATTTGAAAAGATTACATTATACAGCAGATCACACCGAAGAATTTTCTAAGAAAGATCATTGTATAGTTGCTAATAGAATTTTTATTGGCACCTCAACGGAAAAGGATTCTGCAGAACCATTGGTATTGGGGTATCAATTAGCAAAGTTTTTGTTTGATTTTATACAGGCACATGTTACATTTGCTCCAACTCATGTTTTAACTGCTATGGGTCCGGGGGCATTGAATCCTGCACTGGTTACTAAATTAATAGAATTACAAAAGACATATGTTGATGTACTTAATCCAATAAAAGATATTAAAGGTGTGAAAGCATTAACAAGAATTTGCAGTAATAATAGTTTTGTATCTCGTGGTAAGTATGAAATTAAAATTCAAGAATACGGCGGCGGTGGTGGATTTGCTGGTGCTGGCGCCGGAGGAAAATTCTAATGGCACTCATTCCATCTGGAATACGATTAGCTCCCGGCGTTTCGCTTGCTAATGTTTGCAAGGAAATAGTAGACCGTGTTGAACTGCTTGCCCAGAAATTTGCGCCGAATTATGCTATACAAATTAATTCTGGGTATCGTAGTTATACGGAGCAAGCCATATTATGGAATATAGCTCAAGAATGGAACCGAGTTCATTCTACGAAAATGGTGGCTGCATATCCGGGGACATCTTTACATGAAGGTACCCGAATGGCGGCAATAGGATTACCAAACTGTAGTAGGGCAATTGATCTTAATATTTTGGGACCACCCGAAGCAACGGACCCCCCTACAGTCGATGATACATATGTTTTATATTCTTCTGCAACCCATCCGCAAGAATATAGTCAATTTGGAGCCGCATGGGAAGCGGAGGGACCAATAACGATGACAGGTGCCAAGGGCGCCATTATTTTTACACCAAAATGGGGTGGGAATTTTGGAGATCCAATTCATTTTTTCTATACTAGTAATCCAGTAGATTCTCCTCCACCGGATGTGAATCAGTCTGTGGTCGGAGTTAGTCCACCGATGGGGGCAAATAAGCCGGTGGAAACGCTCAATGCAACTTTACCGGTTACAAGAGTAAATTGCCCTCCAGTTGGTAAGTAAAATTTTGCTTAAGTTATTAAAAGACATCTAATTATAGTAGATACGAGGAGTGTTGTGTTATGGATAAACAGAAAATATCACAGCTTACGGCATTAATACGGCAAGTAGTCAATGAGGAATTAGAAGCTATTATTCCCGAAATAGTTGGTGAAATTAAAAAAGCCGTAGATGCGAGGGTGCAATTAATGACCGAAGAACTTAGAAAATCAACAGTTCCACCAAAACCGCCATTATCACGAAAGAGAATATCTGAAATAATAGGAGCGGAATTTGATGGTGAAACTATTCGTGCATCCACTCAAACGATGAAATCCCGGGCCTTGACTCGGGAAAACCCCGAGGAAGCGGCACCGCTTTCTACTGGTAATCCGTCTGAAGATGTAGTTCGGGCAATTACAAGAAATTACAGTGATGTAATGGCGAGGTTAAATGCAATGCGACCCGACGTAAAAGGAGTTTATAGAACATAATGCCTACTCCACTGGGAATATTATTACCGATTGAACGAGGAAACGGGGGATATTTTTCGCAAGGATATGATACACTTGAGCAAGTTAAGAGCAATTTTATTAATCTCATTTTAACTCGTCTCGGGGAGCGTGTGCACCAACCCGAATTTGGATGTGGTATACATAATTTTTTGTTTGAACAAAAAATACAAGAAACGATGGAGCTAGCTAGGTTATCAGTTATAGATGCAGTGGCAAAATGGATGCCGTTTTTAGAGTTGCTAGAGGTAACGGTAAATGAAGTGATTTCAAATATTAACACAAATACCTTACAATTATATGCTAAGTATCGGTTGTCCAATGCACCAAATTTGACCGGCGAAATAATCATAACTTTCTGAGAATACTATGGCACTACAGAAATTAACTAAAAAACCAGCTCCTGCATTGAAGGAAATAAAGTATCTTAATAAGAACTTTTTGGATTTTAGACAATCACTTATAAGTTTGTCTAAAGTATATTATCCTAACACATATACTGATTTTAATGAAGCATCTCCCGGAATGATGTTTATAGAAATGGCATCTTATGTGGGGGATGTACTTTCATTTTATGTTGATAATACATTCAAAGAAAATTTGTTGGGGTATGCGGAAGAAAACAAAAATGTCATTTCAATTGCGCAGTCTTTGGGATACAAACCAAGATTAACTGCACCTTCTATTTGTGATGCGGTTTTATTTCAAATTGTTCCCGCGTCAAATACATATGAGCCAGACCCCGATTATCTTTTACATATAGGAGCGGGGAGTACATTTTTTAGTAGTACAAATCCGCAGGTTATGTTCCGCAATATTGATATTGTAGATTTTGCTGACCCGGCAGATCGTGATGTTACGGTATATGCTAGAGATTCTGGCACACAGCAGCCAACATTTTTTCTTGCAGTAAAAAAAGTTAGATTGATATCAAGTACGACAAAATCTATTCAAATAACAATTAATGATCCAGAAAAATTTCATGTTATAACACTTCCTGATAGCAATATAATTAATGTTATTAGTGTAGTAGATTCTCAGAATAATACATGGAATGAAGTGGATTTTTTGGCGCAGGATTATATATTTGACGAAACAACTCCTAATATATATGCAACTGAACCGGGGGTTCCTCCATTATATCGTGCGCAATTAATAAGTTCTCCCCGAAGATTTGTAACTAGATTAACTGAAAATAGTGCATATCAATTAATGTTTGGATCTGGGACCGGTACCGTATCAACCGCATTATATAATATTGATCCCAGACACATTGCAAATCAATGGTATACGACAAATTTAGCTAGCATTTCATTGAATGATATAAATTTCTTGGAATCTGATGCGTTTGGCGTTGCACCAGCAAATACTACATTAACAATTACATATTCTATTGGTGGTGGAATACAGTCTAATGTTCCATCAAATACTATTACTAATGTTGGATTGTTAAATGTTCTCAACGACACCACAGATTTATCTGGTGGGCAATTAGCCGTATTTAATACTGCAGTTCAATCGGTTGCAGTAAATAATGACACCCCGGCAACCGGCGGCGCCGACGCAATGACCACTGAAGAAATACGACAAAATGCATTAGGATGGTTTAATGCACAGAATCGAGTAGTAACATATCGTGATTATGTTACACGTACTTTGTCAATGCCAGCAAAATATGGATCGGTAATAAAGGCGTTTGCTATTAAAGATGAGCAAATTAATAAAGTTATTACTGCTGATGTGAGTACACGAACAGAAAACACTGATACTAATCCATTCAATAATGTGGTGTATGTTAATGATCCGGTCAGACCGAATGCGATCAATTTGTATGTGTTGGGGTATAATCAAAATAAAAAATTGACAACTTTAAATACAGCAGTTAAAGAAAATTTAGTTTTATATCTTGATCAATATCGTGTATTAACTGACGAGATTAATATTTTAGATGGATTTGTAGTTAATATTGCAATAGAATTTGACATTCTAGTATTTAAGAATTTTATTATGCGAGATGTATTGGCACGGTGCATAGATACCATCAATGAATATTTTAATATTGACTATTGGCAAATTCAGCAACCAATTATTATAAATGATCTTATTTTACAAATTGCAGCCGTTGAAGGTGTGCAGTCAGTAAAGAGTTTGAAAATTCTTAATCGGTATCAATTCCAAGATGGAATGGATTATCAAAATTATCGGTATGATATTGACGAAGCAACGATAGATGGTATTATCTATCCGAGTCTCGATCCGTGTATATTTGAAATTCGTTATCCAGAACATGATATTATTGGGAACGCTACCTCGTAACTTGGAAATATATGACATGAGAACTTTCCTTTTTCCTACAAAAGATACTTCAATATACAAATCATACCCAAATAATAATGCGGGGTATGATGAAATATTAGAAGTTGGTAAATTAGAACATACTGGTGATTATGAGCCAGTTCGTGGATTGATTCATTTTGATCTTGCCGGAGTACTTCCTGTAAGTGCATCTGCTAATTTACGATTATACTTTGCATCTGCAACCAATTTGAACAGTCAACAAATTTTATATGTGCTCCCTGCTAGTCAATCGTGGGACGAGGGAACTTCGTATTTCTATCAAACTCCAATGAATGTTGGAGACGGAGCTACATGGTTATCCGCTTCGTTAACTGCGTTGTGGGGCACGGCTGGTTGGGCGGTGAGTGGTAGTGGATCTACACAATTAAGTACTCCTTCTGCTTCGGCGTCATTACTAGAACATCCACTGACCGATTTAGTAATAGATGTTACTAGTATTGTATCGGCAATTTCAGGATCATCTATTCCAAACTATGGATTTGTATTAAAATTAGATGCCACGACAGAACAAAGTCCAACAAACAAAGCGAATTGTAAGTTTTTTAGTTCACAGACGCACACAATTTTTAAACCAGTAATAGAGATAGTAAAAGATGATGCGTCATATACAACGGGTTCATTAAAAGTATTAACATCTTCTTCTGCTCAAATTTCAACATCTGGATTGAAATCTCATTATGAAAAAGGTGAATTAGATATGGTGAGATTTTTAGTACGAGATAAATATCCTCCGAAAGTATTTAATTTGGGTCCAAGATATAAAGCACAATATGCACTGCCCCTCAATACATTTTTTGAAATTAAAGATGTTTCTGCTAACATAATAGTATATCCGGGAGATGTATATGATAGATTATCGTGCGATGCCACGGGGTCATATTTTATATTAGATACTGGATATTTGTACAGAAATAGAGTATATGAAATACACCTTTCTGTATTTTACAGCAATTCAGAAGTGGAATATATTCATGTAGGACAATTTCGGGTAATATAATATGTCATCACCGTATATTAAGACGATGTTTGTTTCTGAAAATACATTTTTTAATGATCAGATTAAGTTTTTACTAAATCCGGTATTAATAGATCCTCGTCGTATTCCCGAATATCAAGTTTCGCAGAGTTTATTAGTCGGAACGGAGTTTGAATTTGATATAGGTAGAATTGCAAACATCGGGCAAATATACACCGATACTATATTCACTGCTGTTACTTCGTCGCAAAATTATGAATTGGTAGTAACAACTCCAATCGCCAATAGAGTTGTAATGGAACAATTAATAGATAAGACATTCAAAGAATTAGATATCCAATCAAGCACATTAAATATTGAAGATATACTGAGCGAATAATGCCAAACCAAATTGATTATAAGCAAAATATAAATACAGTTCCGCGTCGAGACGGCGTTTTGCGATTTGCCGCAAGTATTAGTGAACCAATTATATTACGAATAGAGCCAGCAGAATTTGGATATACAAATTCGGATATCGCAGAAATGCATTTATATGAAATTAGCACCGAGAGATTGATTGCATCTGCATATGTTCCCCTGTCTAGCGGATTAATAAGTGCCCGTGTGTATACAGAAAATGACATAACCTATACTCAGGACATTGTATTTGAGATGACAGAATTAACTCGCCAATATTTTCCACTTGTTCCTCCGGGTTTATATGACATTACTGTTAATTTCTTTTCAGATATGGTGGGGTCGGAGGCGAATGATGACAAACTAGAAATAACGGTGGTATCTCCTTCTCGTAAAGAAATTGTTGTTAAATTTTCAGATACTCCGACTGCATCGCAGTTACGAGAAATTAAAGAATTTACTCCTCCATCGGTTAATAAACGGTTGGCGCAAGGAATTATTGAGCAATTATTTCGGTCAAAAAATATATTAGATAATACTGCTACCGAATTTGAGAGTTTAGAAACTCCGGATATTCATGGAGTATTGGCAAATACACAAGCTGGAATTAGATTACAATATATTGATCAGTATGATAGATTGTTGTCTTTTATGCCAGATTTATTGGACAAAATATATAAAATGACGATAATTCATTTGGTAGAAGCAAGCAAAACGGATTCGCGAATTCAACAATCCGAGTTGGAACTATTTATAACCACGGCAATAAAAGAAGAAGTAACCACTTTTATTAGTGATGGACATTTTGATGCAAGGGTTGAGGTGAGCTAATATGGCATTTACTCTAGATAAGATAATTTTCTCCCCGGTTTTAGATCCAATATCTATTACACATACTGTTGGATTCGGTTCGGCGTTGGAACGTAAGTATGCAATTCAAAATATAGATGCCAATGAAGTTAAAATTAACATAAAATCTCCCGCCGGGGTGACTGTTACACCAACATTTATTCAATTGGCTCCCAACCAGACATCTATTGTACTCGTAACAGCTAATAGAACATTTTTTGATACTTTACCAAAGGGGTCTAATAATTTCAATATAACTTTTGAATTTATTGGAAAGGGAGATCCAATAAGTGGAACTTCCGATGTTATAGTATTTGAACTTCAATTAACTTCAACTCCAAGTCTTACACTAAAAGTTGCGGCAACAGCAACAGTAACTGCTCAAGTAATGGAAAAAAATCTTACTAAGCAGACACAAAATGTTGCAATGAATAAAATTATTACTTACGCATCTTCCAATACCGGAGTTGTATCTGTGGGGCAGACAACCGGATTAGCAAAGGGAATATCCCCCGGAAACGCTCAAATAACAGTATCGAGTCAGGGTACTGGTGCACAGATAGTTTCGGTTGGAGTATATGCTGATGCCGCTGGTCCTCGCTGGTGGGAAAAAGTGGTTGTTAACACTACAACAGCATCAAGATTCTATGCGGGACCATTCACTACTAATATTCAACCATATCCAGTTCGTGAAACACGAAATGGTATACTATATGATGTTTATTATCAAAGAATAGAAGAAGATCATATTACTACCACCACATATTATTATGATTGGAACGACATAACAGATTCTGTCAAGAATTTAACGGACGCAGAAAAACTGGCACAAGGGTATGTTCCTAGCACCACCAAACCAGCAGCCCCCGCTCCCAAGACGGTTGATGGAGGAATAGTTCGTGTAGTAACTAATGCTAAATATGAACAACGAATTGTTGCAGTTATCATTGCTCCCGGAGTATCAATAACTCCTTCGCCCACGCGAGCAGGGATAACAGTAACTCCATCGAAAACTCCGCCAGTAACACCATCGAATACTCCGCCGCTCGGTCAGTTGGAACTGTGTACAACGGTGGGAAGGGTGATATCGTCTGTATGGTTAAATGCCACGCAAGATTATGTGTGCCGCGATGTACAAGATAATGTGGTGGGTGGATGTAAGGCAGGGGGGCAGTGTGGAGCGGAGAATCGGGCAGGAGATAGTGTTAGTCGTACCCCGGCTCCAACTCCTACACCATCTATCACCCCCTCCCCCGGCGCGCCCCCGCAACCCCTGTGTTACGAGTATAAGTTTTGGTTTGATCAAGAGTCTCCAGCAATATTACCACTGCCGTCAATTAATTATATAGATTGTAGCGGAACTTCTCGTTCAGAGAATAGTCTTAGCTTTGATAGTTCACAATTTAATCCAATTATTATCTGTGCACGTACAATGGGTTCATATAATCGTCTTACCCCCGGGACGGTCACTCAAAGTCCAGCATGTCAACCATTCTTACCCCCGAATCCTACTCCATCACATTCACCAATGCCAGCACAGACAATATCGTTTGGCGTCTTCGGCGGTCGAGGCATAATTAATGGCCACTCCGGGCCGTTCTCTGTAACTATGCCTTGGGGAGAAGGGATGGCGGTAAGTTGTGTTCCCGCCGCCGGGTATGCCTTTAGCTATGCAGTTAGGGTAAATGCGTTAGGTAATGACATTGGTAGAATTATTTTACCTGATTTCATGGCATATGCAGACGGAATATTGGATGAAGTCAGAGCTTATTTCGTCCCAACGGCCCCCGGCAGCATTGGGTCCGGCACTGGTGGAGGGGGAGGATTATTAACATAATATGACATTTACCATTAGTACTGGGGCATCATTATCATTGATATATGGGAATAAAATAACCCCAATCAATCCGACCATTCCCGGCTCTGCCATTACATATGCTGGATACGCCGGTCAAATTTTTTCGGTAAAATTGATTGCACACGCAGCTTCGGGAGAGTCAATGATTCCTCCTCCAGAAGATATTTCATGGGCTATACAGAATACAACTGTAGCCAAATTATCTGGGCAGAATGGGTTAGAAAATAGTATTATTCTTGGCCCCTCGCGGGGAGAAACAGTTGTTACGGTTACATGGCAAAAACAGAACATTAAAGGAACAATAAAAGTTATTACGGTTGCGTATACTTCGCAAACAACGGTTACATATGATGACGGAACAATATTGGGACAATTAATACGATTGGTATCCGAACCCACTGAATTGTCTCCAAATGATCCAGCGGGGAGAACAAAAATTTATATAGTAAAAGATGGGATGCCTCCTTCCATTTCTGACCTCAATACCGTTACTGCTAAATCAAAACTTACTCCTCGGGGTAGTATTATAGAGATGAGTGATGCTCTACACATTGCTGGTGATGGATTGGTGCCCATTGATATTCATAGTAATGTAGGAGATCCTATAAATGTTCGTAAAACATTGTCATTTAAAAATCATACTATTAATGTGCCTATACAAGTAACTATTAAAGTCGCAGATTATTTTACTATCATTACTCCGTTTGGAGAATTGAAAAATTATAATTTTGTTGTAGAGCCACAACAAACTGTACAAGTTATATATGGAATAAATAAAAATGTTGTAAAAACAATGATTCCGAATGTATACAAAAATCCAATAAAAATAAGTGCGGTTTCTATGGACTCGGGCCAGATTTTTTTGGAATAATATAATATGACCCTGTTACCCACACATTATCAAACAGTTACCATTACTGTATTATTGCCATTGGATGTGTTTGTGGTTGATCCACTACAAGCGCAGGACATGTTGCAGGTAATTGTAAATGTTATAGAGCCAATATTAGCAATTGAACCACTAGAGATTCAAATAGCTTCTGCCGTAGAACTTACTCCGGTTCCAATTAATTTAACTCAAACTCTTGAAAATTTGGCGCTATTGATACTTGGTAACAAAATTACTACGGCATTTGACACAGACATAGAATTAAAATTATTATTGAATTTTGGTGAAGATGTACAACAACTATTAATAGCAAAAGATTATTTTAACAACACTAAAACTGAGATCAAATTAAAACTTCTTGATCCACTTATTCCTGATTATGATATAGGTAGTAAATTGTGGATTTCCAGAGAAGTTGCTTCGTCCGTATTAGACCGGATTAATTTATTACCCTTTCCATTAATAGATACCACTCCATACTTGCGACCACGGAATGTTAATGTTCGGTTTATGAATTTATCTGGTATAAATTTGCGTAATGTTACATGGGACAGTCTCAATTTAAGTCCCACGGGTAGCTTAATAGGAACTTCGTCATGGAGTTATGAAAATGCTATAATGCGCAGATGGTATACTAATGATTGGAAGTCAAGTGAATTAAATATTGATTTTTCGGATTACGCCAATTTTACCATGTATGGTTCTGCAGAAAAACGTGTACTGACATTTGTAGAAAAATTAAAACAAGTAGAATATAATAACTCACAATCATATAGTGCAGATCGCTCGGCGTCTCTTGCCACTTCCCAACAATATGCGTTGACAGCAGAAGAAATAATTCGTAGTTTTGATCCATACGAAACACACCTCTATTTTGAAACAGAATTACCATATTCTGCATCTACCATACATGCAGGAACAGAATATAATCCTGATGGTACATGGCCTAAAATAAGTGGTTCTGCTGTCTCTCCGTATAGTA